ACGCTTGTCCTCCCTAACATACCAGAGAATGTCGTTTGCGAGAAGGTCATTTCCAAAATAGTAAGGCACTAGCTGACCAATCAACATACCCGTCAACTCGTCCCCCTCATACGCGCAGTATCCAAAGTAACGATCAGGGTGCGAGATACAACGCACACCTAACTGAAAACACTTGTCACGACTATAGTCCAAGTCACGAAAGGCACTCTCCGCGTGCATCGCTGCACCCAACTCGATCATTGGGTCTATATCCCACTCCTCCATGACCTTGTACCTCGGCACCTGAACCTCCAAACGAAATTAGAATTGAAATTTTTTAGACCCCCTAGGGACTCCTACAGGCACTTTATATTTTATTTGTGGAACTTGCAACTAGGGGCAGGCTCCAACGGAAAAACCTGTGAATAAATCTACCCAACTAGGGCGGGAGGGTGGGGCGGCACAGACCCGTCAAAAAATTGACGGGGTGGGGTGTCAAAAATCTGACGACCCGTCCGAAATACCCCAAGTAACCCCTTGTCAAGTCAATAATTTGACAAACGCGTCAGTAATTTGACGCCAGGACCAGCCGGGCCTGTCAAACGTTTGACACTATTTTGTTTGTTTTTTGTTTGCGTTTAGTATGTTTTACATGTTAATGTCTAAAGACATTAAGAGGAAATCGGAAGGCAATAGCCAAGCGACCCTTAAACAATCCTATGGAAGGAAAAAACAATGCAAACATTACTGAAAAACACTCAGAGAACAGCAGACATTCAGGATATCATTCTGGATTTTGCTGGGGTTATTTCTGGCCGTTGTAACCAAAGTGCTGATAAGGCACTAGGTAAACTGATTAGCGGCATTACCAAATTGCGTAAAGCAATGCGAGAGCGTGCCATTAAAAATGGCAATGCTGTCATGGGCAAGAAATATTGGGTAGAAGGTTATACCGTTGACGGTATGTATCGTTCCAATATTACTTGGAAGAAATAACAATCTAGGCTAGGCCATCATGGCCTAGCCAATTTTCCTATGGAGGTAACAAATGGAAAATAAATTCATGAAATGGTATGAGCAGTGCGATAAAATCGTGTCTTCTCTTATTGGCCTAGGCATTGATGATCTACCTGATGCCAGCTGGTATGATTACTATCAGGATGGCCTCTCTCCAAAAGAAGCAATCGATTGCGCTAATGAAGATTATTGGGATGGAGCATTATGGATATGAAAAGAGAATTACCATTTAAATGCATGGTTCTTGATGAACCAGAAGAGGTATCAAACATTTTTACAGGGGAAGCAGTAATGCTTCCTGCTGATGCTGTAGCAGTCTATGACGTTATCATGGGCATGCAGCTGATGGCTGAAAAGTCTGGGCGCGAGGATCATTGGCAAATTGTGCGCGATGGTCTGGATTGGTTCAGAAAACATGAGCCGCGTGCCTACATGGTACTGCTGGACTAATAGGATGGGCGGAGCAATCCGCCCATTTTTTTTGACTGGAGTTTTGTTCAGATAGTGTTCTTACTATATAAAAGACATGGCCTGCCGACCATGTCACCAGTCTCACCAGTCCCGACCCCGACCCGAACCATCCCGACCCGACCCGATAATATCGTTTGTTTATTCTGTATTAATGTGGTAGTGTAAATTATTACTAACTGTCTATGGAGGGCACAATGACTAGGCAAGAAGCCGAACAAATTGTTCAGGACATCATCGAAGCTGCGTATTTAAATGCACGTGAAGTTGATACAGAACAGGCGGAAGAAATCCAAAAAGCCGCTGACATCGTTTTTTCTAATGGAGAATAATATGCACACCACAACCGTAACATTTGTATCTGACCCATCGCATGGATGGGGACTCGTCACAAAACACCAGCTCGCACATGCACGCATGACAGAAAACGATATTAGCAAGTTTTCTTATTGCACGCCTAACCGAGAAATCTATGCTCTTGAAGAGGATGTTGATCTTCCTAAATTCATCCACAAACTAGAGAGCATGGGCGACAAGGTCGAGATTGTGGACAACCCACCGTTTGATGAAAATCATAGAGACAATCCTAGACGGTGGGACTATGTTCATCCGTAAAAATAAATGGAAAAGAGTGGGTCTGATTTATCCTGAACCGAAAGGGCGTAAATGGAAAAGAGTGGGTCAGGTTTACCCTGAATAAATTCCTCCATAGGATGCGGAAGGGGCGGCAGAAATGCCGCCCTTTTTGTTTGTTTTATACTTGTTATTATGGTATGATGAGACATCAACAACAGTCTATATGGAGGTAATAATGCATAGACTAAAATTTAAGAGTAAAGAGTTTCAGCGTATGCTAACGCACATGATGAAACACGACCGCAAAATTCCATACGTTGACGAAACAACAGACGACTATGGATTATGGCTAGTCAAAGATGATGGCATTTATGTGATGTCACCATCTGCCGAGCGTGACATGGATGGCGCAGATGGTGTTCATGTCATTTATGCTAAAGGTTATGACAGAAACCAGCCTGACATTTGGGACAAGACTTACGCTGTTAGTCGTGACGACTTTGCGGAGTTTATCCCATTAGCCAAGAAACAGGTTCAGCGTATGATGGAAACATGCGAACTAGAGATTGGCTTATCTGAAACACAATTAGAAATCGTAGCATAGGAGGACAAAATGGGTTTAGACCAATATGCATTTTCAGCAGATGATATGGATGATGTAAAGGAAGGGAATGTTCACTTCCAATTTCAATGGCGCAAACACGCTAAACTTCACGAGTTTATGGTGGATGTATTCAACAAAAAGGGTGGAGTTAAGGGTGAGCACGATTTTAATTGCAATCCTGTAGAATTATCTCTTGATGATATCGACCAACTAGAAGAAGCAATTAAGACTAAAACTTTGCCGCATTCAGCGGGCGGATGTTTTTGGGGTCATCAATTTCAAGATGAGTCGCAAGAGGAATACCGTGACAGGGATTTAGAGTTTTGCCAATGGGCGAGACAAGAATTGTCAGACAACGCTAGAGTGTTCTACGATTGCTGGTGGTAACATGAATAACTTTGATATAGCCAGCCTGATTAATATCGGGCTGGTTATCTTTTATCTAGTCGCCATTATCTCCAGTCTCATCTACGCGGTTAAGTTTGATGATTGACTGCGCAGCTGGTCCAGGTGTATATGTTAATAATTCTTGTTAGTCCTCCATATAACAAGAGGCCCAGGGGCTGCAGCTCCTGGGCTATTTTTAATCCCGACCCCGACCCCGACCCCTGGTCTTAGTGCTGCGCTGCCCCGACCCGAATATCTTTTTACTTGTTTTTTATATCCTGGTCATGATATACTAAATTATAGGCATAAAACTATGGAGGTCTAAATGCTTACAATTTCAAATATGACAGGCAAGCTTGAGGATTTCAAAGCTGTTAATACCAACACGCTGTCGAATCCTTATTGCCAAAAAATGCACGCGTGCGGCTCGGATGATATCATCTGCACAAAATGCTATTCAGTCGAGATGCTAGAAACATTCCGTAAAGGATGCATTCCGGCATGGGAACGGAACAGCCAAGCTTTATCACTTGGCATCATTCCAACTCATTTATTGCCAACATTCTTACAGGCGTTTGTTCGGTTTCAAGGTCATGGCGAATTAATCAATATGACGCATCTTGAAAACTTGCATAACATCGCGTTACACAATCCGCATACAAAGTTCGCGTTGTGGACTAAGCGCAAGGGATTCATCCGCAAGTTCTATTCTCAGAATGACAAGCCGGACAATCTAATTCTTATCTATTCCAATCCGCGTATTGATGCGGTTATGGATACGCCACCGCAATTCTTCGACAGAACATTCAACAACGTATCACCTGACAGTGAGACAGCGCAGAATTGCACAGGCCAAAAATGCAAAGACTGTTTGCTTTGCTATATCCCAAACAACGGGGTCACTCAAATTGTGGAGGCAGTAAAATGAAAATGTATGTGATGAGCGATAGCTGGCCTTTTTACCTACAGCCGGATGGCACGTTAACAGACACGCCTGATCCAAAAGACGCGGATCTAGGCTTTGATAGTTTAGAGGATCTTCTCGAATGGGATGATCAGGCAAGGGAAGCGACTTTAGAGGAAAGGAAGCACGCAGCAAAACTAAGACAGATAGCGAGGGAGGCATTTGAATGACCGACCTTGCATTTAACACGGACCTGCCTAATGGGTGGCAGGTCCAGGTGACAGAAAACTATGAAGGTGACCGCTACCATGTGGTCATTTTCGACAATGTAGGAGAGCACGACAACACTCTCGCTGCTGAGACTCCCGACCAGCTGATCAAGATCCTCCGAGAGGTCAGTTCATACTGACCCCTTGGACTGGTGAGTCCTGGGCCTGGACCCCCGACCCGATAGCCCCGACCCTGGAACCCCGATCCCCGAACCACGAGTCCCGAACCCTGTCCCATAGCTCTGTCCAGTCCCGACCCCGATACAAGGGACTTGCTGCAAGCCCGATTTCCCCGATTTCAGCCGCCCGACTGCCCTCAAATAAAAATAGGTCGCCCGACCTTGCCCCTTTAACCAAGATGAATGAAACCCCTCCACAACGAGAATATGCGGTATTCCACGCAATTTGTTGGGGCGAGAGATTTACACCCTTTCCTTTACTTACTTTTAATTCTACCCAAAAGGGCAAACAATCCCACACAACATGAACATCAGGAACACCGCCCCCATGCCTGTTTTCAATCCGTGTCGGAAAGGATTTCGGTGGTAAGTTCTTCTTTACTGCTGACCAAAAGTTTTTCTCTAGCATCAGGTTTCTCCACATATGTGCCTTCTATAAAAGCCTGCGGATATTGTTTACGCAACTCACTCAACCGCAGGGCGATATCTTCTTTTGTCATGTCATCAAGCTGATGAATTTGTTCACGCCTATCGACAGTCAAGCCACCTAAAGCGGAACGGATTTTTTCAGCGTTGATTGCAGCTGAGAATTGTCCGGCATCTTCAGCCCC